GAAAAAACCACGAATCAAAGGATTCGTGGTTTTAAAGTTCATCTGCTTTTAAAAATACCATTACATATATTTACATCAAATTCCTATATCTTATAAAATCGCTACATTTTCAGCTTTAAAATAATTGTTTTTACATCATTTTACAGAGGTTTACGACATTTTTGCCCCTTTTTTGCCCCTTTAAAATAAAAAACACTAGTTGGGGCTAGTGTTTTTGAAAGCGGTAGATATACGATTATCTACCTATATTATACCACATTTTATTTCAGACAAACAAAAAAACCGCCAGCGTAAGCCAGCGGTTGAGTGTAATTAAATTTTGAATTTCTTTCTATTTTATTTTGTAGTAATCAAACCATCAGGTTCAACTGTGAATTCTGGTTTGTCAGCAAGTGTGCCGTCTTCTTTGATATAGTACCAACCTTTTTCAGATTTAACAAAGGCATTAGATACCATAGCGCCTTGCTGGTAGTCTAAGAAATACCATGTTTCCTTATACTTAACCCAGCCAGTAACCATAGCGCCATCGTCTTTGAAATAGTACCATTTGTTAGAGATCAACTTCCAGCCAGTAGCCATTTCGCCTGACTTATCAAAGTAGTACCAGGTGCCATCTGGGCGTTTTTTCCATTTGTCTGAGAGCATATAGCCATTTTCATCAAAGTAGTACCAAGTGCCGTCAATCTTTTCAAATTCATCCTTAGGATATGAACCATTAGCTCTAGCGTACCAGTAGCCATTATCATCCTTTTGCCAGCCTTTTTTAGGCTTTTCAGGTTGTGCATTTGGATTTGTCAAGCGGTATGCGTAAAAATAAGGCTGACCTGCTGCATTCCAGATAGCATCGTGGTTGTTGACTGTGATACCATTTCTAGCGTAGTTACAATGAATGATATTTTCTGAATCTACAAACATACCCGTATGACCTCCAGCGCCTGCTGAATAGCCACGTCTTCCGTAGATGAATATATCCCCACGCTGAGCATCCCATTCTTGATTTTCAGCGATAAGCTCATAACCGTTTTTAACAAGCCAGTCATGCTCATACTCTGTATTTACTGCCCAACCAGCAGATGAAGCCCCAGCGCTTCTCAAAGCATAATAGACTGAACTTGAACAGTCGTAAGAATCAGGACCGTCACGGTAATCCATGCTGTAATATACTTGACCTTCACGTTCACGCATCCATGCAATAGCATTTTCAATATTAATTCCCATTTATTTATTTTTTCCTTTCTTATGGCAAAGTTGTAGGCCACGGCTCGCTTGTTAGGTAAGAAATAGAACTTACTCGAATATCTCCAATATCACGGTCAGTAGGGACTGGATCAGTAAACTGAAATCTCAGCATATTACTGTCTCCATAGCCTCCCAAGTACCAAGTGCCGTAAGGCGTTCCTTTGTCATTATAGATACCACCAATCAAGCTAGACTCAGACCTGAAACCTTGAGGGACACCACTTAAACCTAAAATATAGCAATTTCGTTCTCTGTCGCTGCCTTGTGCCTCGTATCCTGCGCCACCACGTCGCACGACACCGAACCAACCCCAGCTTAGCCCACCAAATTGGTACATAACAGTGTCATTTTTCCTGCGTACCTTTAAATATGAGCTACCTAGTTTAGAACGGATGTTTAAAGTCCGCCAGCCAGTGTCTCCAGTTAACACCTCCCAGCCCTGATTGCCAGCGCCTGAGCGCTTAATCCATTTCAAAGCACCATTTGTAACAGCGGTATCAACATAGGTAGTACCTACAGGAGCTTCAACCTTACCGTTTGGCATACCAGTACCGTGGATTTCATACTCATTGACTTGTCCAGTATTCCCGCTTGTCGCCGGTTGACTTGGTAGCACGATACTTCCCCCACCGTCTGACAAGATGAGCGTGTTGCCGGATAAGGTGAGTTTTTGTGGAATACCCACGCCGTCCGCACCTTTTGGACCAGTTAAACCAATAGGCCCTTGCGGTCCAGCCGGTCCGGTTTGTCCGATTGGTCCTTGTTCCCCACGCTCGCCCTTTGGTCCAGCTTGTCCGTCTTGCCCTCGTTCCCCTTGAATACCTTGCAATCCTTGAGGGCCTTGTAAACCATCTGCCCCTCTTGGTCCAGTTTCACCTGTTGCTCCTTGCGGTCCACGTTCACCAGTTTCGCCCTTGTCCCCTTTTGGTCCAGGAGTTAGTTGGATGTTGCGCAATTCTTCCTTTGTAGCAAACTGACTTGTATCAAAGCTAGGTTCGCTTTCTAAAGCCGTTACACGCTCTCTGAGGGCGCTATCATCATAGACGGTATCTTTATCTGCCTTTATCTTTAAGGCTTCAATATCGGCTGAAATATGGCTTAATTCACTACGAATATTGCTATCGTCATAAGTTCCACCTTGCTCTTTGATTTTGGCAAAGAGTTCATCCAATTCTTGCTTGGTCACTACATCATTAACGTTGACAATGCGCCCTGATTCACGTTCGATGAGTGGTGTTTTAACTGCTTTGTCAATCTCGCTTACATGAACGCTAAACATAAAGCTATATACATCTGCTGACTGCTCTACTTTCTCAAAATAGATGTAGCCAATGACAGACTCATCTGTCGTGATCAATGATGTATCAAATTGAACCGTAAACGAATTACCTTCGATTGTTGCTTCTACTTCTTGGTATCGCTTGGTGCCTTTGAAATAGAATAAGCAGATGACTTTAGTAGCTGTCAAATTATCGAGTGTAAACTTGAATTCAGCAATACCTTTATCTTTGCTATAAAATTCTTGATAAAGCCTATCTACATCTCTATTATTGGCTGAAATGGTTAATTTTTTCTCAATAACCTTCTTCAAGTGCTACCTCCTTTCTTCAAAAAGAAAGAGAACCCCAAAAGGGTTCTCTGATTTATTTTTCAGACCAAGCATCATTCATCTGCTTAACCGCAGACTCAACGAATGTGTCTAGGTCACTATCACTCATGTGGATGTTGTACTTGTTAAGCTCAGCACGAATCTTAATACGTGCCTGTTCCAGTTTCTCTTCACCTTTGTAGCCAGTTTCAGCTGATACTTGCTCAACTGCATTGACTGCATTCTTAGCCAAGATTTCAACAATCTTGATTGTCTTTTCTCCGCCTTTTTGAACGAGGTATTCTTTGACAGCCTTGACTGCGATACCTACTAGAATAACAAGGATGCTAATAGCTCCATTAAGTAAAATTTCATTGATTTGTTGCATCGTCTTTCTCCTTTACTTCGACTTCAACTTCTACTTTGTCTTTTTGGTCAATATTGACCAGCAACTGCCCTATCTTACGAGCATTGTCTTTCTTGATTTGATTGATATACGGTTTTAGAAATTCTGGAAAAGCTAGTCCTATCATCTCCCAATTTTCAATTACCGAAAACAGATAATTGAAAGAGAAAAACATAGTCCACGCAATCCCAAAGCTACGAAAACCAAGCGAACGTGCATACATAGCCACTAGCAAGATAACGACAAATACAATGAAATGTCTAATCAATCCCATTGTACCTACCTTGCTATCAAATCGCTTAGTCTTGAATGCCTTGATGTAGCCAGTCACAATATCAAGTACCATCAGCCAGAAAAAGAAATGGATATACGGACTGTATGATAGGTTTTTGAGGTGCTCTAATAGTTCATGAAATGCTAAATCTTGCATAGACTACCTCTTATTGAACTGGCTGAGTGTTTAGCTCATTAGACGGTTCTTCTTTCTTCGGTTCTTTTGGTACTTCCCATTTCCAAACTGCAAGAATTCCATTTTGAGATGGCGAGCCTTCAAGTTGTTTGAGTGATTCGCCCTGATAGATGAATTGTTGGTTAGTCTGAATCAAGATGCGTTTCCCTTCGCCATTCAATTCAACATGTTCAGGGTCTTCGATTGCAAACATTGAGCCAGGAGCGTAGCTTTCACCGTTTTTAACAAGTGGAAAGAGTTCAACGAGTTCCTTGTATGTAGTACCATAAGCAATTTTCTCACCCATGATAGAATCTTGAGCCATAACACGAACTACTTTATTGATTTTCTCAGTGATTTCAAGTAGTTGGTTCTGTTTGGTTTCGGTTTGAGTGAGCTTCTGTTCAGCTTGCTCGATTTTAGATTGAGCTTGGACGATTGCTGAACCTGGATCTAATTCAGCTTTAAGGATGTCAAGAACCGCTTGGATAAGTGCTTCTTCATTATCTTGAGTGCGGTCTCCGACCAACTCACGCTGATTTGTACTATATCGGTTGCCATCTTGCAAGCGAATTTCTACAACGGTTTTGGTTTGGTCACCAAAACCACGAATGTAAGGTTTAGTTGCGAGTGTGTAGTTGTTAATTGCCATTTATCATTTGTCCTTTCACTTGTTCAAATTTTGTTTTTAGTTCTTCATCTGATTCGATGATTTTCTTGATTTGTTCGAGCTCCATAGCTGTTGTAGTATATAGAGCCTCGAATGTTGCTGATTTAGTAGCCTCTTGACTTAATTTCTCTGATAGAGAATTTACTACTAGACGACTGATTTGTTCGTTCATGTTGTTTTTTCCAACCTTTCAACTTTTTGATTTAATTCTTGAATAGCCTTAATGAGGTAAGGCACAAGCTCAAATGTGCGATATGAATAAGCACCGTCTGGATTCTCATAAAATGCTTCTGGTGCGTATTTTTGAACATCTTGAGCCATGATACCGCAAGAGATATCCTCGACTTTGTCATCGTATTCTTTGCGATAACTGTACGTTTTAAGTTTATCAACTACATCAAGCGCTGAGATCTCGCTATCTTTGATGTTTGTTTTGTATCTACGGTCTGAGATTTCTTTATTAAGAGGTATCCAATCAGATTGTCTTTCATTAAAATCATAAAAATATAGATAACCGTTGTATTTGTCAATCTTCGTGAAGGCTGGAGAGTACATCCAATAACCGCCTGTTTTATCATTCTCGTTGATATAGTAGATATGACCTCCGACCCTTAAATCTCCATGAACAACAGGTGTTTTCCAAAAATGTGCAGTATTCCTACAATGCATTTCTCCAGTTCGTTTCACATACCAAGCGTTATCGCCTACTTTACCCCAATCGTCTCCCCAGTTAACCCAAAGAGCTGTTTGCTCCCATTTGGAACTACCATTACTCATCCCAACTGCGAATTGATTAGTACCAGTTATCCAATAGGTGCTTGGATCTTTATCGTGCGTACCGATTTGGAATCCTCCGATATGACCTTTATAACCTTCAAGAAAGGTTGCAGAAACTACAACTGACCGTAGTTTATTGATGAATGCGGTCTTAGCAGCTAAAGTATCTGTGAATATGTCGCTCGATACAAATCTTCGAGCCATAGCTTGGTCCATAAGTACCTTGTCGGCTGTGACAGAGTTAGCCCCTAGAATAGTAGTAGTGACTGAACCAGCTTCAAAATTGGCAGTTTTGAGTTTATCAATCATTGCTGACTTGATGACCGCATTGTCAATCAAGGTCTCGCCTGTGATATGCGTAGCCTTACCAATAATGCGGTTGTTACCGTTAGCGCCTACGTTAATACCTGCGATGATATCTCCTGCGCTATTCAAGGCTTTAATAGCAAAGCTATCTTGTAACAATGACATAGTTACACGGTTATACTCATTGTTATAGTCGGTGCTATCTACAAACTCCTCAGGAATTAGACGCCTATCAATAATCATGGGTTTATGAATAACGATATTTCCTGGGCTTGTAAGAGTAAATCTAAGGCTGTACTCATTCAGTTCCCCCGTTCTTGGAATATCCAAATATCCTGTGAATACCTGGTTGCCTGTTTTGGTAAGTGTAATTTGAGAGTTGTAGTACATCCCAAGATTTGGAGTGTTGTCTAGCAACTGAATTAAAACTCTACCGTCTCGTGGTACCTTGTCAACTGCAATCTCGATACGATAACCAAGGCTTTCTCCTTGTTTGACAAATCTCTTTGTAAGAGGGAAACGAACTCCCAACCAGCCAGTCATGGACTCAGTGTAGTTAATTCTGATCCCGTCATGGTCGCTCCAACTGACACGACTTAAGTGTGTATCTGTTGTGACTGATGAGATATACTTAGGAATTTTAGTCGGAGCGTAAAATAGGTTAGTTAGGTTACTAAACCTTTTACCTACTTCGACCTCGAACAATTCTGAGGTTAAGGCCATTCTTGCTATGTTTGTGCTAACATTCGAGTCGTTCGTACCTAAAATACGCTCATAGAGTTGTGCCGTTTCTCTAACACGTTGGAAGTCTACCTCATTGACCTTACCAGCGACTTGACTTGTGATTGTCGCAATACGTCCGTCAATCCCTTGCTTGTAATCAGCTAGCTTGGCTTCATTATCTCTTGTGATTGCTTCAAAACGCTGTTTTGTACCCTCAACACTCTCTGTAAAGGTGCTTTTTGAAACATAATCTCTTGATATTGTTTCACGGATAGCATTTGTTTGATTAGCTGTTTCTTCTCTAGCATAACGCTTCAATTCTTCTTGACGTTGACCGTCTTTATCAATGAATGAAGTTATTTCTCCGATTTTAGTCTTTATGCCCTCAGTCGTTTGATTGACTTCAAGCATTTTAGATCCATATTCATTTTTAAATTCGGTAATTTTGTCTTCTTGCTTGTTCACTTTATTAGCCACTGAGGCCAATGTGATTTGATTTTCACTAGCGATACGCTTTGCTTCATCTGCTAATTCAGCACTCGCTCCAACTTTTCTCAAGGCTTCTTCTGCTTTACGCTTGGCCTCGTCAAATCCTTCTGGACTGAACTCGTGAAATCGTCTGTCTATTTCGTCTGATAGAGCACGCTTGTTCTCTTCTGCTTTTGCTTTGGCGAGTTCGATTTGGTCATTGAAATCTTTTTTGATTTCGTCAACCTTAGCATCGAACCCTCTATCAGCTTCTTCAATTTGGTCTTGAAGTTGTTTCTCAAATTCGCTGAATTGCTCGATTTTTTTAGTAATGGTACCAGCATATGAATATTGTGTATCATTTCCAGCTTTACTATCAGCGCTGATACGACTACGAAGTCCACCTTTGAAGTTGAAAGATTGGCTTAATACAGGAGCTTTGAACGTTTCCCCCTTGTTTGTTTTGATTGTCACCCATTGACCAACATCAAGTAACAAATGCCCTTGAAAGTTCAAGCTAAATGGATAGTATCGGATATCCTTGATTTTGTGATAAAGGTTATCCAAAATCGATTGAGTCATAAACGGATTTTCAATCTCAAGCGAACGACCTGTACGAGTTCCGACAGTCAGACCTTCTTTATCTTTTTTACAAGTGATACCAGCAATCTGATACTCGACTTCGCTTCTGGTTAAACCGTGTAAGAAGTAATTATCTGCGGTAATCACGATATCTGAGTCGGTCAGCTCTTTGATTTCAAGTTTCCCTTCTCGGTTGAAAAAGCAAGACATTCCGAGCATTTGAGTAGCTAGACTCAATATATCTCTGAATGTCTTATTTTTTTCTTTAGGTTTCGTCTCAATCGCATAGTTCATGGATGTGATATCCATGTTTTCGTTTGCTAGTTCTATGCCAGTTTTTAAGCAGATTTCTTTGACGACTTGTCTGATTTCTGCTGGAAAAGTCAAGTCTGTGACATACTCACGGTTTAACTTGAACATCCCGTCCATGAGGTCTAGTGTAGTCGTGTTGCGATTGCGGTCGATTTCAATATCATTGATGAAGTATTCCCCCATCCTAACCCATTCATAGGTTCCGTCTACTAAAAGACCTATTTCAGGGTAAATCTTATCTAGCTTATTGAATGTCGTGATAAGACTTGTAAAAGTAATCTTACCGCTACCAGCACAAGTCCCTCCTGGCTTGTAGGTATCACCCTTAATATAGCCATAATCAAAACTAGCTTCTTTGATGTCACTAGATTGATAGTTTCCTACTCTGATAGCAAGGGTACGGTTTTTAGCAAACATAGCTTCATTGAATTTCTGTCGTCTGAAAATATCCATGTTTTACCTACCTTTCTATCAGATTGAACTTAGCACCAGACCATGGCTTGAATTTTTCAGTAAATGAGTAGCTCGGAGCCGTTCTGTCTCCGACATAAAAAGTCTTTGTAGTTTGACCTGACATCGGGTCAGGATAGGACACCGTGAAGAATTCAGGCGATACGGCATTTAAAAGCTGACTCATTTCTCCCTGAGTCAGCATGCCCCATTCACAGTCTAGCTTGCGCTTGGTCGTGATACGGTCACGCACCATTTCTCCGTTTGCGTTGCGCCCTGTTTCTCCATCGATATCCTGAATACCGACCTGAAAAAATTTGGGAGGCTTAACAGCCACCCCGTTAATGATTAAGCGTGCCATTTTACCTCCCTTTAAATATTAAGCAAGACTTGTCCTGCACGTTCTTGTTCTCGATTGATTTCTTGAATGGCCACACGACCAAATTCGTGTCCACCAATTTGAATGATGATGTCACCATCGCCACTAAATCCTCCAGATTGTGGCAAGCCACCACCTAGAGCGTTAACAACGGCACCGCCTACGATACGTCCCATAGTTTGCAAGAATCCAGTATTTTCTAGAGGCATAACAACCTCTTTACCAGCCTCACCAATCATGGCTACAGTAGGACTGTCAACGATACCACCGCGAGCTAGACGAGGGAGACTGACATAGCCAATGCCTCCAAGATGAACCCCTGGTATTTTATTTATTAGACCAATAACACTGTTAATCATACTGATGAAACCATTGACAACATTCTCAATCGTGCCTAGAACAGCGTTAACTGCGCTTCTGAAGGCACCACCTACTGCCTCACCGACCATTTGGCCAGCGTTTACAAAGATGCTCTCAACAGTCGCCCACACTCCACTGAAGAAACCTCCAATACCACTGAATGCATTCACGACTGCGTTGTAGGCCCTTGTGAACGTATCTCCGAACCATGCAGAAACATTTGATAGTGCATTTGTAACATCGCTCCATCTTTCGCTGAACCAAGGACCAAAATTAGAAAATATACCAGTCAACCCATTCCAAGCGTTCTGGAACATATCTGTAAACCATGGACTAACGTTTGAAAGTGCGTTAGTAACATCTGACCAGCGCTCACTGAACCAAGAGCCGAAGCCACTAAAGATGGCTACAATTCCATCCCATGCAGCTTGAAATACATTGGTGAACAATTGTACGATTGGAGAGTTAGCTATCAAATCAATAATGATTTGGACAACCGATTTAATCAAATCCCACAATGCGCTCAATGCAGTAAGCATAATGCCGTAAACTGCTTGTGAGGCATGTTCTAGAAATTCGAACAACGCACTAGTAATCTCGCTAAAACCTTCTTGTATCTTGCTAAAATCTCCCGTTACAAGACCTTCAATGATATCAACGATACCGCTCAAAAGCTCAGCAATGTCACCAATAATCTTTGAAATCATGTCGTAAGTGACAATGAATATTTGAGCTAAGAAGTTAAATACTGGTCCTAAAAGTTTGAAGAATGTATTAACTAAAAATTCAATGACTGGATATAAGTCCCTGCTCAATGTTTGAGCTAATTCCAAGAATTTTGCAATTAGCTCAAACACTTTATCGACAGCCTCTCCAACATTGCTATCGATCACTTCTGAGAATTTTTTACCAAACTCATCAATGACTGGCTGAATATTTTCATCCCAGCCTTTGATAATTAAATCAATAAGCTTAGATAGGTCTTCCCCCGCTGTTTTAATCAGAGGTCTTATATTGTTTTCATAGAATACGCTAATCTTATCTATAATCTTGTTGATAGCTTGTTCTGCGCTCTCAAATATTGGAGCAACTGACTGGAATAGATTCTGTAAAGAGTTAGATAAACTTGGCGCATTATCCACAATAGCACGCTCAAGAGCTTGCATTAAGTCGCTACCAAGTTTCATTGAAATCTCTGTGACGATTGACCCAATCGCTAGAAACATAGATACTAGAGAGCTTCCAATTCGTACTGCACCTGTTGAAGTTATAGCATCGTAGAACGCACCAGAGAGCGCCTGTGCGATGTTTCCAATAGCTTCGTATATTTCACCGATACTATCGAATGAAGCCACTAAGGCTCTAATTATGTGCCATTTTTGACGGCCTAAACCGTTAGCGATACTTTCAGCAAGAAATACACCAATACCAACACCGACAGTGGCAATTGAGCCTGCAATCTGTCCGAGTGCGTAAGCAACCTTCTTGGTCATCCTGTCATAGGCTTCTACAACCCTTGGGTCCGTGGCGATTTCTGCTAGCGTTTTGCCAATTTCTCCTAATGCAATCTTGATACGTTCCAAGCCGTCAGATCTGAATGCGGCATTAAACCCTTTACCAAACAGGTCAAATAGACCTTTTAGTTTGTCTCCAAGACCATCAAAGATGCTCTTGAATTGGTTATCCATGTCGGTAAGAGCAACTTCTGGCAAGATATCCTTGAAAGGTCCGCCACCGCCTCCCTTTCCTTTCTTGCCTTTACCTCCACCGCCACCTTTACCTTTGCCAGCTCCGTCTCCATCGTCAGGGTCATCTTTCTTGTTTAAAAGGTTGATCTCATCAAATCCCATTAAACCTAGTAACTCTTTAACGGCTTTCTTAGCTGATTTGGCAGTGTCGTCTAAGTTATCAGCCATACCACCTGAAGCATCATCTGCATCATCCATGGCATCAGCAAGGTCACCAGCTCCGCCTGCTGCATCTTTCAAAGCATCGCCAACGCCACTTGCTGCACTGGCTACACCGCTATCTTTAACGGTCGCTTTCTTGTTGAATAGCAAGGCGATGAACTCTGCTAATTTGCCAGTAACATTTTTCAAGACCATAGCAAATGAGTTCAAGACTGGCATGATAGCATTGATAATCGGTAAGAAAGCATTACCAATATTAAGAGCTGAGTCTTTCAGCAATGATTTAAACAAGCTAATGCGCCCGTTTACTGACTGAGACAAGGTCGTACCATATTTGGCAGTAGCTTGTTCCAAGATAGCCATTAAACGGATTTGTTGTTGGGTTTGGTAATCAAGTTGGTCCCAACTTTGACCATTTGCGAAACGCTTGAACGCTTCAGTAGATTGAATCATCGCCACATTGACGTTGATCCCTAAATCTTCAATCGCTTCGGTATTTCCGAGCAAACCAGAGCGAATACGCTCCATTACGTCCGTGATACTACGACCTGAGCCTTCTGCTACAACTGCGGATGTCTGAAGCATCTTAGCAGTATAGGCGCTAAGCTTGTTTGAGTCTTTGATAAAGCCAGAAAATAAGTTTGAATAAACCGCCCCGTATTTTGTCGCTTCACCAGTACTCATGTTCATAGCGTTTGCGTTGTCGTTAACCCATTTTAAGAATGTCTGTGAGCTCTCGCCCATTTGACGCTTAATTTGGTTGACTGCTGCTGTAACTTCAAGAGCCATTTGAGTCGAATGCATACCGACATCAAGCATCTTTTTACCAAGATATGCCAATCCAGCGAATTTAGCTAATTTAGCAAAAGTACCCAACATGGAGCCAGACTGCGCTTTGATTTGGTTTGTAGACTGTTGTACTTTACCAGATGCACTTTTGACTCTGTTCTCGACTTCTTTCATCTTGTTCTTGAAAGGTGCGATTTCAGCATCAATCATTACCTTAAGCTCGTCAAGAGTAACCCCCATCTATTCTCCTTTCATCTTCATTTTTCGATTATGACTCTCAGCGAATGCTCGCATACGTTCTTTATGCATCCTCATTTCTTGTTCTTGCCTTGCTTTTTCCACTTGGGCTCTTTCATCCTTGAATAATTCAGGAGCGTAGTCCCAAACATCAAGCGGCTTGGCATCTTTCGAGAGTAGCAATGAAACATTATTAGCAATCATCTGCGAAAGTCTGTAAGATTCAACAATTTTTTCTTTTTGTTTTTGAATAGTGACACGGTTGTGGCTTTCAATCATGTCCCTAATCTCAAGTATGGTTAAATCCCAAAAATCGAGAGGCCTCCCCCCGATATCTAAAAACATCGGGTATAGCCTCTCAACCATTTCTTTTACTGAATTGACAGTAGTCTCTTCTAGTCGACTACTTCCATTTTTGCTTTGGATTTCTTGGGAGCTTTCTTCTTGTTTTTCTCCTCCCGTGGCATAAAACCCGATACTTGAAGCATCGGTAAGACAACATCTGCCATAAACGCTGCCTGGTCACCGCCATTATCCACGTAAGAATCATATAGATCAGATACATCTTCAAATGAAATGCCGTGTTCGTATTTTTGAAGCGCTCCGTGAGTTAAGAGCAACATTACCTTGAGTGGTGGCAATGCAAAAGACTCGCCCTCAGCAGGCATGAACACCTTGAGCAAGTTCACTCCGATTTTTTCTTCAACTTTAGTCGCTTGCAAGGATGTGAGTCGGAGCTTCAACTCCTTGTCCTCACTGACCTGCCAAACTGCGTATGGTAGAGTAGTCATCTATTAACCTCCAATTCCGTCTGTAAACTCAAGCTCAGATTGCAATGCGATTTTAAGAGTAAACTCAATGACAGAGTTCACACCACCACCGCCAAGTTTGACAGATACCTGTCCTTCAAATTGAACCTTAGTTTTATCTGGGTAAGTTTGTTCAAAGAAGAGTTTCTCCTTATCTTCCGCCGCCTTACGCAAAATACGGTAAGAAGAAGTTGTGCTTGAGTTATCATAAGCGAACTTGTACTCAAGCTCTCCTGCATCACCAATACCAAATTCGTATTTTTTAACTTTATCTGCAAGGGTAGTATTTTCAACCTTTTCAGGTTCGATACCGAATTCAGGTACTTCTTTAAGTCCTACAAGGTCAGTATAAGTCCCTTTAGCTTTTCCATAGGCGAGCTTAATTCCATTTGCTAACATTTATTAATTCTCCATTCTGTATTGATAAACCAATTGTGAGTTCAGGTCGACGATACCTTCGAATCGCATCAACTTATGACGTAAGTGTGATGGATCCGGCACATCTTGACAGTCAGTTCTTCGCAATCCTAACGATGCAAAAATCTTGTCGATTTCAACTGCTAGACCGCTTGTACTGTCTCTGTCGAATATATCAACCTTGTAGCGGATATTCGACTTGCGCTCTTTCTCGTCATACCATTCCCCTGGTTTGTTTTGTTCTTCCAAAAAAATGACGACTGGGAAGTTCTCCCAATCGTCTGGATAAGTATCGGTCACATTATCTGCGACCTTCTGCAATTCTTTGTAAATTACGGGTTTAATATTAATCATTATATCTGCTCCTTTATCTTCCTACTAACGTATTTAGAGATGTTGTTTGATACACGTTCCTGGTTATCCTTCAAAGCAGGGTACAAGTAAGGTTGTGCAGGTTGACCGCACATCTTGTAGAACTCCCCCATTTTTTGAAAATGGTAAGGCCCTACGTCAATCTGGTCTTCATGCACATACCATGGACTAGAACGATAAGACACGTTCACGTCAGGCGATATACCCGAATGACTAGCCTGTCCTTTCGGACCTGTTCCAAGCTCGACATAGGCGCCGTGGTCTGAGTTTGTGAAGACTTCTCCGATTGCTCGGTCACCTTCCATCTTAACCCTTACTTTAATACTATTTCTCAGTTCACCCTCATTTGCTGGCGCTCTGAGTTTAGCTTCTGCTTGGACTACATTTTTACACGCATTCAAAACCGCTCGTCTGACAATATCATCGCCTACTTGTTTACTTGCCAGCTTCCGACATTTAGCAATTAAGCTATCTGCTCCGATTAATTCTGACACGTTCTAACTCCAGTACTTGATGTTGGCTATACACTTTCTTTGAGATAACCCGATGTGTGACTTCTGTCTCGCTATCGATACAAACACCATCTTTGACGTTGATGTCTGCATCCTTGCTCGCATTCGCATTCAGGATATCATTTAAGCGCTCGCCATAGATTTCAGATTGTAGGTTACTACTAGCTGGCCACAATTCCAAGCGTACCCCTTCAACCTCGTCCGTGTATCCTTCTTTAGCAATTCCCTCATCTGTCACGGTCTTCTTAAACCGCTTCATAGGATAGAGCTTCAGTCTACTCTTTTTCAAAAACATGACCTGCCACCCTTGCTAATCGATGCATCCGAATACGCTGTAAAACGCCCGTAGACAGTCCGTTTTCTCCGTAGGTTACAGAGATACCACCTTCGCTCCTAGATTGCTCTCCCTCGCTTCCTGAGCGATTGTAGAGCTCAATTACAAGCTCTGGGATAAGTCTTTCAAGTGCTGGCGTGAGATTGTCTCGGTTAGTTTCTGATAAAATGATGTTTTCTGCCCGTAAAATTAAAGACGAGAGGACTGCTTCGTCACTCTCGCCCGTCAATATTTTTAGTTTTCCAAGTTCCATAAGACCTCCTAATCTAAAGGAGTCGTCTCGTCTCCTTGTGCCTCGGTTTCTTCTTCGTCAATGATTTCAACCACATCTGCAATATCGACCGAGAACCCTTCTTCAAGATTGTGAGACAGTTCGTCAAAGCGTTCTTCTGTCATCTCAAAGATTTCATTCTCTTGTCGAACCACTTGCGCTTGCCAATCATTGAACGCTTGCTTGACTCTGACTTTCATGGGTCAGACCTCGTTATTTAACCTTCCAGTTAGCTGAGTCAGAATCTGGTTTGTTGGTTGAGCCAGTGATGTCTTTGATAGCAACATAGACTTTATCTTCATGAGTCACTGTATCGCCTTTTTTGTAATCTGAACCAGACTTCCATGCTTTCGCACGATTCACTGTCTTACCTTGAGCTGACTCTTTAACAGCAGGTTTAGCATTTGCAATTGTGATGATGTATTTTTGGAAATGTTCAAGAACATAAGCTCCAGTGTAAAGCAATTGCTCTACCAATTCACCAAATCGACCAGGAACGTTGTCGTTATACTTAGTGTTGTCAATCTGAATTGGAGATGTCACAACACCAGGTGCTGCTGCAAGGGCGTTTACATTTGGCAAGAATTTAGAAGGTACTTTGTAGACTGTGTAGTCATCCAACTCACCAACGTATCCTTTACCAAGGACTTTTTTATCAGCATCACCTTGTGGCAAGCGTACGATTTCAGATTTGATAGCCTTGTAGAAGCTTGGAGTAACAAAGAGCAAACGTTCTTTAGTGATTCCAAGCTCATCCAATTTTTCAGAAACGTCAAGAACTGCATTGTAAGCGTTGTTTGCGCCTGCTGTGTTACCCATAACAACATTTTCGCTTACATTACCAAGTGCTGCATCAAAACGAAGTTTGTCAAGGTATGGAGCTACAACTTCAGCAGCTTGACGAGCGATTACATATTCGATATTTACTTGACCGTTTGAGTCACGTTCGTCCAACTTGTCAACGAAACGGCCCCAGTATTTTTCTTCATCAAGAGTGTAGACCTTTTCTTCAGTTTCAACGTAATCAAATTCGTTTTCTTGGTTACGTTTGTAGTCTTTAAGACCAGTTGTGTTTCCTGTTGCAACAGTGAATGAGCGACCGTCAAGAGTTACTGCCTCACTTGGTGTCAAGAGCGGTGTTGCGTATGAATTTACTGCAAGTACATCTTCAATAATTCCAAGATGACGCTTGCGTGATTCTGCTGTGTTAATTGATTCAAATGCCATTTATATTTACCTCATTTTTTATTTTTAGTGCAAAAAGTCTTTTTTCCATTTTTCTACAACTTCTTGCTGATTTGTTGGCGCAGTCTTGATAGGTGCGCTACCTTTCATTCGGTCAGCAATTCCTTTCTGGACTGCATCCTCCCACGATTTCTGAATGCTTGCAACTGATTCAGTCACGGCTTCTGCGTTTGACAAATCAACCACGGATACTAATTCAACTGGTAAGCCACGTTCGCTTAACATTGCTTTAGCTTCTGCGGTCAATTCTTTACGAGCAAGTACCTGTTCACGATCAGCTAGTTCTTGCTCACGCTGATCTAACTGATATTCTTTTTTCTCGTCAGCGTTCATCTTGGCAAGTTTTTTAGCTTCGGTTTCCTTGGCTTCTTGATCTGATTTCCACTTAGCAAACTTCTTGTCGATGATAGCATCGACTTCTGCATCTGTGTACTTCTTCTCGTCTTGCGGTTGGGTTTCGATAGTAGGTTCTGCAGGCACCCCTTGAGCTTCAACCGTTTCGACTGTTTGTGTTTCTTCGTTCATTACGAACCTCCTATTTTTAAAGTCGTCCCCGACTGTATAATTCCATGGCTTTTTATGTCTTCAATGCTCGGACAATATTAAAACCGTACGGGATTCCATACGGTTAGATTTTATAGTTTAATTTCTTCAATTTTTGCACGCTGTTCCAGAGTTGAAAGGTAATCCCACATAACCGAACGTTGTCGCTTCAACAAATCGATAGGACATTTAGGTTCAAATTCTAGCTGTCCTTTTTCGTATTTTCCAATCATTGCATCTAACTTCTGGAATCGCTCTCTCAATTCATAATATTCTTTTTTAAAGCGTTCTTTCCAATCTTCCATTTTTAGTTCCTTTCTTCAAAAAAACTGATCAAAAATACCAGTTTATAGCAATTTACAGTGATTTATAGCAGTCTATTCCTGCCAGTCAAGATGTTGGATCACCTACTTTCTTTTCTTAAGCTCTTTGTTTAAGTTTTTCATAAACAAAAAGATAAAAGATATTAGTAATAAGAATACCAACCAGCCAAAGGCGATTGATACCCATTCCCAAATGAACATTAGCTCCTCCTTTCTGAGCATGAAAAAAGCACTTAGATTTCTCTAGGTGCTTAATAATATAACTGTAGCAATGTGTCAAAATCATCTTCGAAAACATTTTGACTATTTTGTTTTATTTGGTCGATGATTTTATCTTTTGTTTCTCTATCCAAAGGTAATGTTTCGAAGGCTTCTTCTTTTACTAAGAATTCACCATTTTCTCCCTGGAATTCTTTTGTGATTTTTCTGATCTGGCTCTCGAAATCAATAGATTGAAGCGCTTCGTCGTCAATGTTATCTTCAATTGCATTCAGCAACAAACTAATTGAAATTTTAATCATCTTTAAGCACTCCTAACTTACTGCGATTATAAATAACTGTATACAATCCATCATTATGTATTGCTTTATAACCATCATAACCATGCAGAACAGCAAAAACATCTGCATTGGAATCATTTATTCCTATTTGACTCATCAAAAAATGGTAATATTCATATAATTCATTGTCGTCGTCTATTTTTTTCAACCAAGTGTGTTTTTCTTTTTTATAAAGTTCGTCAGTTAAGAAATTAAAATCAGAAGGATCATAAAAAGCTTTGATTAGCAGTGGATTTGTTCCTTTATTAGCATATCTCTCAGCAACGAAATGACTTCCGAAATATAAACCACGACCATGTGCAGATTTTGCTCTGCCACTTAGATCTAGTTTTCCGTTTCTGAAATTATCCTTTAAAGTTTTTGAATTTATTTCCCCAGATTTGCTATCACTTACACCACGGTATATAGTCTCTAATCCAATAATATCGTTGTTATTAAGAATATTTGGTTTCCTATCATAGCCAACTCGTTTATATAAAAATCTTATAAATTTAGATTTCTCATCATCATACGGATTGGAACGATCTGTCAATGTTTTATTTGCGAATAATTCTAAAATATTTTTACCAGTTTCTTTTTCGTAGTCTTCCGAAACTGCCTTCAATCTTTTAGATATGCTTAATATTCTTTCTTTATCACCTATATTATCCTCCGTTAATGGATAAAAGTCAAATCTTTTTATATTTTCCTTCGGTTTCTCGACGCTCTCCTTTTTTCTATTTTTTGCAACGTATTTATCATACCAATCGTCATAACTCATATCAGCAGGTACGTACTCGACTTTTCCTGTTTCAGGATTTCTAGCCCTACGTTCTAATTTACTGTAATCGATATCGTCATCATGAGCGATGGTAGTAGACCTGCACCATGGATGTAGAGGCGGGTAATTCACACCAGGGATAGCTTTGTCCGTATCATAGACCTTGTTGTCATGCTCTTGGCAAATGTGAGACGTGCGCTTGTCTAAGACTGCTACGAATTTATACTTTGTAATCTCAGCATCTTCATAGCTAAGTAGTTCCATCTGATTATGGAAGAACGCTGACTCAGTGCGAACTAGACGTCTTGCTTTGTTTTGACCAACCTCAAAACGTTCAGCAATTGCTTGAGACGTATCTCTTACGCTTCGGCCAGTCATGAGACTTACTAAAAGCTCATCTTTCACGCTTGAAGCGAGCGCCCCAGTATTTGACCATATCCTATCTGAATAGGCCTCTCCTGTCCATTTTAGCCCCCTCAGGCGCTTGATTTCAGTTTCTGGTAGGTCAGAAAAGCTATAAGCAAGCCCTGTCTGCTGCTGCAAGTCAAAAGTAGCCTTATAATAGCTATCTTTCATCAAGTCGCTGTAAAAGGCATCTGAGCCCTTCTTCTCAGAGTGATAGATAGACTCACGCATACGGTCTAAATCGTCGTTCAAACGTTCTAAACGTTTTATGCGATAAGCGTAAGCCGGACTGTCTAAGTCAGCAAGTAAACGTTGAATATTCGGGTCGTCCGGTCTAGCCTCGAGAACCTTGCGAAGTTCGTTCAAATCCTTTTGGTCTTTCATGTTCTTTAAAACATGACGAGCATCATGCTCGCTTAGACCATAATCACGCTGAAACTTGTCAAAGATTTTGTTGATTTGCTTGTCTAAATAAGTTTTAGATTGCCTGTAGATATCATCAAACTTGTCTGCTTGCTTCTCGGCCTTATCCATCTGCTCATAGATGAGATTAGCCTTCCTCTGGGTCCAGTAGTCTTGGTTCTTCATCCGTCACCTCTTCGTCTGGCTTCGTGTTTACCTGATTAAAGAATGGCACACGTTCCATATTCTTTTCTTTCTCTTCTTCGAGGTCTTCCAATTCAGCGTCAGGATCTTCAACGAATGGCAAGAGAGAAATAAGTTGACGAAGTGACACTTTGCCTTCGAGATTATTGATAACCTGTGACAATTCAAGCAAGTTCTTAGGCAATCCACGGCTGAACTGTGGTACGATTGAATGTGCTTCAAGAGCAATCTGCTGCATGCCCAAGTAATGTGCGAAGATAGCAATACGTTGACGAATACCACGTTTGTAGTTCGCTTCCTTGGTCTTAGTAATCATCTCAAGACCTAGCAGCTTAAATTCCATGGCTACGCCCGAGCTATTGCCTGCAAAGTTCTCATCTGTCAGATTTGGCACATGGCTAAATGTGTAGATGTCTTCTTTCAAAGCCTTACGCAAGATTTCAGTAGCGTTCTCGTCAAGTGCATTTTTTAAGAAGTCAGCCTTGGCATCTATTGGCAATTCCAAAAGACCTTCTTCAACAAGGATTTTCATCGCTTTTCTAGCATCTTCCAGGCTGTCGGCCAATTGCGCACCGTACAATACGAGAATAGACTCGACTGCTTGTTCTTTGTCGTTAACACGATTACCCATCAACGAGTTGTAAGCATCAATCAAACTAATCTGTTGCTCGTAATCACCAATCGCAAAGTGATTATTTCGGTATTCAATGATTGGAACCTGACCGAGATTATGAGATTCTACTTGTTCATCCTGTGTTGTTCCTGTGCTTGAATCACGCAGTACAATGTGATAGTGCAGATTTTGAGTAAATACTTCAGCTTGATACTTAGTAGCATCCTTCGTATCATCCTTGATTTCGTAGTAGTACACTGCAAAGAGAACCTTGCGTTCGATACTATCATCGTAAACCAGGAATACATTCTCGGGATCTACGCTAGTAGAATCGAGTTCAGTCAGTCCTTCTTTGGCATAGATGTACTCGTAAGCACGTCCGTAGATAGACATGTTTAAAGCGTTCTGTGTATCAACCTGATCAATCTCAGCACCGTCGAATGCTACAAGCAAGGATTCGATATCACCTTCGGCCGTATTGTTGTACTTGATTGCATTGCCCATAAAGTAACCTGTGGCAGTGTCTGCAATATCCTTCGCATGATTAGCCACTGTCTTGAAGTTCGGGGCATTCTTATTCCTTCGTTCATGCTTCAAGATAGCATGATCACCTAGATAGTATTTCTTCAAATTCTTCAATCGTTGGCGTTCTTGTGTGTGTTTTTGAATCAGCTTGTAAATCAATTCTTTGTTTAAAGCCGTTTCGTCATATCCCTCTCTCGGATAAGTTAAAATCTGATACATTTAATTCCTTTCTATAAGCCAAAATCTGACCGTCTGCGGACAGTGGCTTTGACACCTTCAATACATTGAAGGCTATATCGTAGCGCGTCCATCAAGTGATTGTTCTTATCTTCTGGCTTGTTCAACCAATTACCTTCTTTATCGCGTTGATAACAATAGCTATAAAATTCATCCATGATATGTTCACAACTCGGATGCACATAAATAGCGTATCCTTGTAATTTGGATACGCCTGCCATGATACTATCCTTGCCTTTCCTACTCTCTTTGATTCGAGATATACCGTGTTCTGACCTGAGTTCTTCAATCAGACGAGACTCTGCGCTATCTGCGATGATTGTAGAGCGATGATAACCTTTGTCTTTTATCATCTTAGCGACTTCCTTAGTTATCAGACCGACTCTATATGCTTCATCAAAGATGTGTATCTCTTTTGTCGTATCGTTTATGAGCGAGCAACACAAAGCAGTTGGATCATGAGTAAAACCAAAGTCAAGACCGATGCACAACTTGTTATCAGGATTTTGAAGAAGCTCATCTTTGTCAAAGTCTTTGACAGTGACGTTGTTGTAGATTAAACCTTCAGCGACACCCCACTCGCCGTCGCATACGATTCTCGCACGCCTTGGGTTCGTATGATACAAATCTTCATAGCGTTTGATATCGACTTCATCGAGCCACTCGTTGCATCGATAGGTAGTCGTCATTGAGAGCGTATCGGCTCGTTTAGTCTCTTCATCAAAAAAGACACGTTTGAGCCAGTGCCTTTCGTTCCACGGGTTAAACGTGACCGTGATTTGTTTAAAGAAATCAGGTACATCTAAGCTACCACGGATTGACTCGACGACCGTACTGAACTTATCTTCAGTCTCAATTTGATACGCTTCCTCGAACCATGCCCAGCAAAGAATACCTACATCGACCGTGATAGATGTGATTTTAAGTTCATCATCCAAACCACGAAAGAGAATCTTTTGCCCTGTCTCTCTAACAGTGATTTCAGGCAATGACTCATTGAATTTAAACTTATGAGCGACTTTCAGTTGGTTAGCTGCCCACTTGAAATCCGTGTAAGTCGATTGCTTGTTCGTATTTGAGTATCTACGAATAACAAGTAAATTCGCCCAGGGATATTTCAAAATGCGGGTAACATAGTTCAAAGCAGTCGTCTTTGACTTCTTCGAACCACGGGAACCCTTTACAACTCGATAAAGATTTCTCGAGCGCCAAAACTGCCCGTATCCAGCTCCAACCATCTTCGGTAGGTCTACGACAATATCGTTCTGTTTAATCTGGTATGTCTGACTCATTCGCAAACACCACCGTTCCAGAAACGTCTGCATCTACTTTATCAGTCCACATCTTATATCGTTTACCTAACAATTCCAAAGCTTTATTTCTATCGCTATTCTTCGTCGGATATTCGACAAGTTGAGGAATTTCGTTGTAGACTTTAACAGACTTACCACTCACAGGGTCTAGTTTTAATTCGGCAACCTTAGTCGTGACTACTGTGGTTTCCATGGCTTGACCAGAAGCAATCTCTGACAGCATCAAAAGAATTTGTTTTTGCGTCAAGATTTTTTCATCTTGGAGTTCTTCCATTCGTTTTTGAATGTAATCAGAAATGTCAGCTTTTGTCAACAGACGCTGTCCTTGGCTTCTAGCAGTCTTTTCACTATACCCTGCCTTAATAGCAGCATCTGTCGCATTTGCGCTGATGATGTACTCATCAGCGAATCTTTGTTGTTTTAAAGTCAATTTAGTGATTTTCCATCACCTCCACTTCTTGAAAAATCAAAAAGCCACTCAATGAGTGACTTAACGAGAGGCGACTACTTACCTCTATCAGAACCGATAGTATATTGTTACCTTTGCTTTTTTATTTTGTTGTAGTCATTAAGGCGACGCTCGGAATCGAACCGAGATACAAAAAGTTTGCATAGCTTACAATTTTAAAATTAAAGAGATTATAAAACCTTCCGTCGCCATAAAGGGCATTACGCCCTTCGGTAAAAAATATATAGGAGCCTATCAGCCTCTTGCTGATACTAACATAATATCACTTAATTAGTGCCATTTGGGTTCATTAGTGCCATTTTTTAATAGCGCTTCTTCTTATTCTCTTGATAGTGCTTCGACTACATCTGAGTTCTATCTGCACCTCTTTCCACGATAAGCCATCAATATATAGTAGTCGCATAACCATATTCTCAATAGGGTCTTCTAAACTCTCAATCCAATCGATTACTTTTTTACGTTCTTTATAAATTTTATTGATTTCATCATAGAGTTCTCTTGTCCTATCGATAATTAGAATATTTATATCTTCAGTTCGATTATCAATCGATGGCGATTTAGGCATACCGTTAAATGACTGACCTTTAACTATTCCTGAGTTAAGCTTGACGATTTCATTATGCAATGATCTAATTTTAATATCATCAAAAGGCAGTTGTTTTAATCGTTTCTCAATACTTGTCAATCTATCCCTCCCCTATCAAAACATTCATAGGAATATTGAAATATGTCGCTACATCTTCCACTTGATAAAAGTTAGGTCTTGTCTTGCATGCTTCCCATTTATAAATATCTGATTGACCGTATCCTAAGATATAACCTAGCTCCTCTTGTGATAACTTACTATCTTTACGCTTTTGCTTCAACATGAACACAAAACATTGTCTTTGTTTATCATTTAATCTTTGCTCGTAGTTCATCTGGCAAGTCCTCCCATTTTACAAAACTACCATCAATCCAGCGCCCTTTACGGTCTTTAATTTCTTGATAAGCAAGTTCAAAGCATTCATCAAAATCATAACCAAGATTTTTTAGATAACCAATACAACGTACTAGATTATGTCTGCACATTTCCTTGCTTGCAAATCCTTGTGAGAGTTGAAACTCACTGATGTTTGCATTGATTGAGATTAATGTTTCTGTAATTTCTTTCTTCCGTAAACCATCAGACTCTTTGAAAATCTGATTTACATCCTCTTTGATTAATAGTGCCAGACCGACAATCACGACTGCACAATCACCGATGCTATCTTTGGTTACTTGTTCATTTTTCTTGAGATAACCAGCGCATAGCTCACCGAATTCCTCACTGAGTTTGAGTGACTGCTTGTCTAACCGTCCACCGTTTTCAAGGTCACGGTCAATAAACCATTGCTTTACGTTTTCTAAAGTGTTCATCTGTTTTGGTCCTCCTCCTTCTGTTTATCAGATACCTCTGATATCTTTATCTCGAACTTGTGCCCATCAATAGCGAACGTCCCGTTACTTCCTAACAAATTCTCATCTTTAATAATTGACTTTGCTGTGTGCAAAACGAGCTGTCCTACTTGAAAAACAAAAGCAAGTTCTTCTAACTCTTTTTCTTCCATCTAAATCTCCACCTCTTCTCCAATTTCAATATTTTTATATTTGTCTTCACTCACCACAAAAACGTTACCGTTAACCGTGATAGTGAAAAGACTTCCGATTTTTCGTTTTTCTTCCACCTTGCCAGTAATCTGATATTTACTATCAGCGTGATAGACTAGCAAGGGTTTCTGCGCTTCACGTTGAATGAATAGTAAGCAAGTAGTGAGTAGGCAATAACCAATTAAGAAGTGTTTCAATATTTTCTCTCCTCTGCTTCGTAATGTAACCATACAAGACTTTCATATAAAGTCCTTGCTTTTATTTTAATGTTATTCAATTCATAGGCACTCAAGGATTCGGATTGAGTTAATACCTTTACTTGTATTTCTGTGATTGCTAAACCAATTTCTTTTGATTTTTCCATCACTCCACCTCCTCAACTTCCACGCCCTCACAATCAAACACCCAGCCAAAGCCTGCTTCTTCTAATTGTTTACGGGTAGCTTTACAATTTCCAGCTGTTATATTTTGGTTGAAATAAAAATTTCCCCCTAATGGTGCTTTAACTAAAGGTTGCCCATTCTTCAAACTAACTATATATCGCTTCTCTTCCTCGACCTCGTAGCCGAACTGGTGCATGTTGACGAGGGTTTGAATTGGTTTAGTGTTAAAGTCATCAAACCAATCCTTAAAATCAAATCCCGCATTTTGATCGAACTGATATACATAATCAAAAATATTAAATTCTAGGTTATCTTTGTGTTCCTCGTACCAATCCGCCACAAACTGAGGAACTACGACTTTCTGCGGTTCGTCTAGTTCAGAAGCAAGTTCTATTACAAAGTCTATTTTGACGTATTCACATTCATTCCCGAAAATATTTTTTAAACCTTCCATCCGTTCAATTAATTCCTTTTTATTCATCTTCCAACTCCTTTTACTGCTCTTCCATTTTCTTTTGTTGCTTCTTCAGGAACTCACGATGCGCAGTCCGTCCTTGTGCGAACTTGCCATTGCATTTTGTAGAATATTTCTCGATCTCTTCCTTAGTTTTCTCAATCGAGTGTTTTAATCCTTCAATTACTGTTTGTTTGCTATATTTCATAATCTAACCTGCTTGTTTTTCTAGCCAGTTAAAGAGCAAGCCGAATTGTTCCATCACCAGCTCATCATCATTGTATTGTTTGCAAATTTCTCCGATTGACGACACCGCCCATTGCCAATAAGCATCGGTTCCAAATCCGACCTCTTGGCTTTTCTGATTGCTGCGTGCCATCCATTCTGGAATTTGTTTGCTAAAGAAATCAATGTAATCAATCTTCATTTCAATTCCTCGACTTTGATATAGATCCCGACTGTGTCTGCCCAGAACTTTTCGACAATCTCACTGGCCACCTGGGCATCATCTTGCCAATAACCAAGTTTAGTCATGCAGTCCTTGAGTAACTTCTGCAAGTTGTCTGTGTCTGGCTTTGTGGTCTTATACTGGCCATCGTAGCTTTTCTTGATACGTGGGAAGCACCACTTAACAGTCAGTCGAATCGCTCCTTTTATTTTATTTGGAGGAACATGCTGCGCGAGCAAGCTCTCAAATTTCGCCCTGGCATTTTTCAAGTCTGCCGGCTCGTAAAAGATTGGCTTTCCAAATTGTACGTTTACCTTTTTTTGTTGGTGTGTTGTAGTCGGAATTTTTTGCATCGGTAAAAAGAATTCAATTAACATTTTTAAAAATGCACTTCCTTTCTTTTTTTTATTTCGCGCTTAGTCCATGTCAGGGGACATGGTTACAGGGTTACAAGGGGCGGATGCATAGCCCCCTTGTTCCTGTTCATGTACCCATGGACCTTCAGGGACATTTCCTAAATATTCTTCTTTCGGAGAAAGAGAATATTCTGTCCCTCATTTTGTCCCTAGGGACATTTTCGATAAATAATCGAGTTTGTCCCTCATTTTGTCCCTTAAATTGACTTTATAGGGACACGGACATTTTCGATAATTTGTCCCTTGTCCCTAGGGACATTTTCGATAGACATATTCGACTTTGTCCTTCGAGTTTGTCCTTGTCCCTATTTTTGTCCCTCGTCATTTTTGGGTGAAATTTCCTTGTTTTTGATTGTGAATTTTCCATTGTTTTTGATCCATCGGCGAATTGTTTTTTCGCTTACTGGCTTTTCCTCGGTCGAAAAATAATCGATTAAATCATCAATTGTAACAGGACTTATTCCATCATCAAGGACCTCGATAGCTGTTTCAATTTTTTCAGAACGTTTTTCGGTTCGCTCTTCTTTTGTTAATTTCTTGTCAAAATTTTTCTTCCAAGGAGAATTTTTCGCGTTTATATCCTCCAGCTCAATATCCGAAAGAACTCTTGATTCATCAAGCACATGTACTGGATAACTGAACCACATATTCACTGGCTTGAACTTGGCAAACTCTCGAAGCGTACCTTCAACACGCCATGCAGTAGCTATCTGGATTTGCTTGCGTACTTCTTCGAGTTTATCTACATAAGGTGCGCGATCCATGACATCTGGAATCCCTTTTTCGAAGTGTGTTCTCATCTGCACTGAGCTTAATAGGTCATCTAGTCCAACATTCTGTTGGTAATAAGCGTTATTTCGTTCTTGCAATGCTCGTTGGTAGAGTTGACACGTTGCTTGGTTCAAACGCTGCGTTAGTAGCTCTTCAGATACTTCCAATTCAACTAAGTCAATAAGCGCGTCAGGATCCCGAGCAAATACGCCCGAACCACTAGCGCGGTCCATGGACTTCTTACCACCTTGAGAACCTTTAGAGTGGTGGTGACAGTAGATAACACTAGAGCCTAGCTCTGTCGCTACCTTATCAAATTGATTGGTAAAGTGTGCCATCTGGTCTGCGCTGTTCTCATCTCCAGTTAAGATTTTGTAAATCGGGTCAATGATGACTGCGATGTAGTTCTTTTTCAAAGCTCGACGAATGAGTTTAGGCGCCAGCTTGTCCATCGGTACGGTCTTGCCACGCAGATTCCAGATATCGATGTTGTTGATATTTTGCGGTGCCAATCCCATAGCTTGATAAACATCACGGAAGCGATGCAAAGCAGACGGTCTGTCTAGTTCAAGGTTGACGTATAACACCCTACCTTGAGTACAATCCCAACCAAGCCACTTCTTGCCTTCAGCAATCGCAATCGACATCTCAATCAAAGCGAACGATTTCCCGGCTTTTGAAGGTCCGGCAATCAGCATTTTATGGCCTTGACGAAGAACTCCTTTAATCAATTCAGGCGCCAATTCTGGCAAATTATCCCAGCTGTCCGAAAGTGATTCCGGATCAGGTAAATCGTCGTTCAAATCTTCGATGTATTGATACCACTCATCCCAATCAGCTTTACCGATGTTCGTATCTACTAAGAACTGTTTCTGGCCATTACGGATAAAACCTGGCATGCGTGATAGTCTGCTTGGGTTTCGGTTTTGAGTATCAACGATAATGCCGTTCTTTTGACAAATCTTATAAAGATAATCAACACGATTACGATATTCTTCGTAGTTCTTAGCATCTACTTTTACGATAGCATGGAGTGATTTATTTCCACTATGCACCAAGGCTACAATCGGTAATTCAAGTTCTTTATAAATGGCATTTTGCTTATCGATTGGCATGCTGTCAGATTCAACCAGGGCATATCTGAAATCTGTCACATTTTCATTTTTAGCGCCCTTCCCATCCATGGGATTGAACCGGACCCATGCGCCAGCTTCTTCGTGATAGTCACCGAGCACTGCACCGATATCGCCATTACATTTGCTAAGAGCTTCAATCAATTGTCCAGCAGTACGGTCGTAAGCCCCTTTAGTTGGCAGCCATTTGACAATCTCGCCTGTTTCGTCGTCAGTCTTTGGATAACATTCGGTCACATACCCAACATTTTCACTGGCTTCAAAAAGTGTTTCAAGGTATTTGATAATTTCCTGAACCGGATTCCAAATGGTCGGCTCGTGGATTTCCTTTCCTTCAATCCAATCCTTATCGATGACACGATAGTCACGATCGATTGTATCTGTCCAACCTAATTCATGAGCATTCTCACTGTCATAGCCAGATTGAGATACCCAACCATTTTCTTTTGCTAGTTGGGTAATAGTCGCACCTGTCACGATAGTTCCAGCTTCTTCGTTGAAAGTATCCCATTTCTTGAAACATTCAAATTTCTTATACCGACTATCATTTTGCGACCAGTTGTCCCAATCGGATGCCGTGTATCCTTCGTGTTTAAGGGCCATGCCGATATTGACCCAAGTTTGGTAATCTACCGTGGCAGGATTGATGTAATCCAGCAACGGCAATAAGTTAAAATCATTCTCTGCCACTGTTTTCTCCTTTTTTAATTTGGCACATATTCAGACGGTCGCACGCCTGCCGGCAGTCTCCAGCCATTCGCAGCAATGCGATCAATCATATTTCTGGCATGGTCAAATTGCCACATGCCCACATCTTTGAAACCACGACCTTCCAGGAAGCGAATCTGTTTTGGTGTGGTCAATCCTTCTGATTGTCGTTTGTGCAATCTGTCTAACAAGAGATTGGCTTTGCCTGCATTTCCTACTTCGTCAGTAAAGATGCCATATTTTTCAAGCGCTTTGATTTGTTTGTCGCTAGGAGGTGACATCTCCCATCCAAAGTTAGGAACGTAATTCGACAAGTCTTCAGCATGGATAGACATTTCAAATTGCAATGGATCTACTAATTTACGCTTACGTTTACGCATTTCTTCCAATTGTTTGGCCAATGCTTCTTCACGTTGAGCGACTACGTCTTCTGCTGCCTTAACTTCCATATCTTCAAGGTCAAGCATGACACCTGTTTGCTCTTCCATATTCTCAACCATTTTCTGAGCGACTTCTGGAGTCTCGCAAATCAAGTTAGCTGGCCGACATAACTCATGGCGTTCAGTGTGCCAGAGGAAGTCAAGCAAGAGTAATTCTTCCTTCCCTGGATGTAAACGAGTACCACGCCCCACCATCTGGCTATATAAGGCACGTACCTTAGTAGGTCTTAACACGACCACGCAATCTACTGACGGGCAGTCCCACCCTTCCGTCAATAACATTGAATTACAAAGCACGTTGTAGCGGTCTTTCTCAAAATCTTCCAGAATCTCTGCGCGATCCTTGGACTCTCCATTGACTTCAGCAGCACGAAATCCTTTTGCATTTAGGATGTCGCGAAACTTCTGCGAGGTCTTTACTAAAGGCAAGAATACAACCGTCTTGCGGTCTGCACATTGTTTGGCCATTTCGTCAGCTATCTGCTCCAGGTATGGGTCCAATGCCGTCCCGACATCACTCGCCTTGAAATCACCCGCTGACATGCTGACATTGGATAAATCCAAGCTAAGCGGAATTGTTAAAGCTTTGATTTTTGATAGGTACCCTTCTTGAATAGCCTGGACTAGTGAATATTCATAAGCTAAGCTATCGAAGTAAGAACCAAGATTCTTCATATCTCCACGGTCAGGCGTTGCGGTCACTCCCAATACATTCGACTGTTCAAAATATCCAAGCACGCGCTGGTAGCCATCTGAAATAGCGTGATGCGCTTCGTCAACTACAATCGTATCGAACCAGTCAGGAGGAAACTGACTAAGTCGTTTCTCTCTCTGCATGGTCTGGACTGATCCGACAACTACTCGATACCAGGAACCGATAGAAGTATTTTCGGCTTTTTCCAGAGCTGTACCAAGACCTGTCGCAGTTTTGAGCTTGTCGCTAGCTTGTTCCAAAAGTTCTGACCTATGAGCAAGGACAAGCACACGCTTGCCCTCTTTCACTTGGTCTTCAATGATTTTGGAGAAGACGATTGTCTTTCCACATCCTGTAGGTAATACTAAGAGCGTGCGCTTGCGACCTTTAGCCCATTCAGCTTGAACAGCTTCCCGTGCTTCCTGTTGATAAGGTCTTAATTGCATCCCTTACCTCCTAGAATTGACCCGCTTGATATCCAGCTTGTCCTTGTGGTTGTTGTGCGTAATTCTGTTGCTGCGGTTGTTGGTAGCTTGCTTGTGTAGTTTGCCCTACTTGTTGGTTCAATACTTTTGTATAGTCAACGTCTTCAGCATAGATCATACCCTTGACTTCGTTGTACTTGTTTCCGTTGTACTCACGGACTCCTACTTTACATACACCAGTTCGTCCTACGATTGCATTCCAATCCATACGCAATGGTTCGCCTTTACGTTTTTGACCAATAGCACCAAAGAACGCTGACAACATACCTTCTGTTGAGCTATGTAAGAATAAGTTGTGGCGCAATTCTGTTTCACCTTCGTTTGCTACGATTTGAATATGAACGGTCGCCTTGTTACAAGCTGGCAATTTACCAGGGTTCTGTGGATTTGGTGTGTGACGTCCACGATCGTAGCTCTTAACTGTAAAAGAGTATAACCCTTCAGGCAGCAATGTGAATTCGACGTCTTTTTGGATAGTGTCGTTCCAGTCGTATTCGCGGTCAAAGTTGTTAAATTGTTGTTGTGTCATGTTGTTTTTCCTCTATTTTCTAAAATTTTTATTGTATTTTGCTATAATTTCTAATTCCCAAAACTTACACGGTAAAGGGTAATTCTGGATCTGCTCGAACCTGATTTTGAATAACTTCCATAGTAGCCTGCCAGTGAGAGACAATCATATCCCAATAATCAGGCGGGAAGTTTTCAATCGGAGTTCCTAGTGGGAAGTGTCCACGGATGTATGCGACTTTTTGAAGCTCTTCTTCTGTCACATTATTTTGAGACATGAGGTCAGTCAAACTCTTTGGTAAGCTTGCATGATATTGTGCAGGCGCCGCTTGTTGTTCGACAGGAACTTCATTTTGAGGTACTTCACCAACCGTAGACATATCGAGAGGCAATTCCTCTTGGATTGGCTCTGGGGCTTGTGGCGTAGTTTGCTGAGGTTCTGGAGCAACTGTCTGAAGTTGTTCAACTTGGGGTTGTGGCACTTGTTGTTGGCCAGCAAAGATATGAGCGATTCCAGCATAGTTGAACGGCATTTCATCTGGTAATCCGTGACGATTTTTGGCATCCCAAGCCGGTCGATGATTGGTATACATCACACGTTCACCACCCTGGGCTTTCTTTTTGCCATTATCAGTCGTCATGACTAAGGTTTTGTAGTTGGCAAATAGAACCATGTCTGCCCATTCTTTGACAAGCGGTGCCGTTTTAGAGCCTGTCTTTTGGCCAAGCTTCAATTCGTATCGGTCATAAGAACCCATCTCGTCAGGCTGTTCAAACTTCTTGATTTGAGCGTGTGCAGTCAATACTACATTGATGCCCATGTCAACTAGATCAGATAAGGCATTCAAGAAACGCCCCATTTCTTCCTGGACATAGGTATACCCTTTACCCCATCCGAAATCTTCAATCCCTTGTTTTCCATGTTGCGAACATACGTGGGCTACTGCCAATTGTTCTGCCCAGTCGACTGTGTCAACAATAAGTGTTTTGCATTCTGTTGGATTTGCTTTGATAAAAGCAATCTCATTGATTAACATTGTCCAGCTAGTCGGCTTATCTAACCGTGCCACATCCATATTATCTGTTGAACCTTCCGTGTCGATGAAGACGGGGTCTGGGAATTGACTTGCAAAGCTAGATTTTCCAATTCCTTCAGGACCGTAGATAACTACCTTTTGAGCTCGCGCCCGTTTTCCTCTAGTAATCTGCATGTTTAATCCTCCGTTTTATCTTTAAATTTATCTTCAAGTTTTTCAATCAAGGCTAAGATTTCTTTGAGACTTTTTTCTTTTTTGGTCAATTCTTTTGGTTCGCTTCCATCTAGCATCTTGAGTTCATAAGTAGCTGTGACAATAATTGGTTCACATCCAAGCGCATCGGCTAGCTTGCTAAAACGTTCATCCTCTTTGAAGTTTTCTTCAGGGATAACAGCAGCATCTTCCATCGAATCTGAAAATCTAGCAGAGAATGCAAATGTGTGTGTGTTGTTTTTATAGTCAACTAGATAATGTCCGTCTTCTTTGTTTCGCAATGCAATAAATTCTTCTGTTTTTTTCATTTTGGTTCTCCTTTATTTTTTAAAATCCATTTTTCCATGTTTCAGGAATTTGCTTCGTCTCCGGTTTAACACTATACCCGTCTTCAATCAGGATGCTACATTCGTCTCCTGTCGATACTCTAGTCGCGATAGCTTGCAAGCCTTCTTGTTCGAGCCATGCTCCAAATTCTTGGAGAGTCAACTGATCCATTTGCTCTAGCTTATCGATTAGCACGAAACCACATTCCGGCTTCAATTTACGCACGATAGCAGTCGCTACTTGTAATTGCTGACTACCTGACATGTTGTCCCATCGTTGGCCAAGATAGAGCAATTCGCCATCATCCACGGACAAACCAGGCAACGGCAAGTCTGCATTGGTAAGCAAATCTGTCTTCTGCTTGCGAATGTCAGCAATCACATTGTCAAGTTCCTTGTATTGTTCGCGATAAACCTTAGCGTCTTCTTCAGCTTTATCTTTGTCAAGATTAGCACGAACTTTACGATTGATTTCGTCAATCTCTGCGATGTTCTTTTCAATTTCTTCAGTCGATTCATCGATAAGATCCATGGCATCTGTATTCGCGATAGCTAAGTCTTGAGCCAGTTGTTCTTTTTTGGTTTTAGCATCGGCCAGCAATTGTTCGAGTCTTTCAACTTCTGCAGCTGCTGAATCGTGTTGGTTTTGGATAGCTACTAAATTCTGACGTTTGCGAGCATTCTCACCGTTTTTAGCAAGTATAGCTTGTTGCTGCTGAATGAGTTCGGCAATAGAGACGAGTTCTTTCGGTGCATCTGGGTAGTACGGTTGCTCTTTAGCAAATTTCTCCTTTTGGTCAGCAATCACACCAATTGCATGGCGCTCGTCATATTTTGCCTTTTCCTGCATTTCCAGTTCAGCCAATTGCGGACCAACTCCAATGATTTGCAGTAAAGTTTTTGCTTTCTCTTTGCTAGTCTGCTCCATGAATTTTGGCAAGTTAATGGCTAACTCTTCTACGAAGCTATCCAGCAAGTTTTGACCAGCCTTGTTACCACTCGGGTCAATCACTTTGAGAGTGCTGTTCTTACCGCTGCGCTCCACAATCAAGCCGTTTGATAACGTGATTTTTAAGCTTGGAGGAATTGTACTTCCTTCGCGTTGTGCTTGGCTAGGTTTGTACTTGTTGCCACCTAGCGCCCAAGCAATAGCGTCTAGTACGCTTGTTTTACCTTGGTTGTTGTTTCCACCAACGATTGTCAATCCAGTCGCTGATGGCTCTAATTTGACTGCTTTAACGCGCTTGACGTTTTCGATTTCTAGTTTATTGATTGTTACCATCTTAAACTCCTTCTTCTACATCTTTTGCAAGTCCAACAGGTGGTTGCACATCGTATGTAAATTGTTTATCTGAATTTCTCAGATTCATACGAGCGATGTTGCTCGCGATTAGTTGTCTGTTTTCCTTCTTAGCCTCTGCCCGTTCGTCTAGCTCATTTACTAGTACCCAGAGTAAAAAAAGTAGTGATGTTCCGAAATAGATATATTCAATCATTTTGTGTTTCCCTTTCTTTATAGATCGCTACGATTCTTTCAAGATCTGCAATACGTTGATTTGCTTGCTGATATTTTTCTTGAAGGTCTATCAATTCCCTGTTCGTATTCAACGCAACCAATCGCCAGTCGGTATTGACTTCGATTTTTGTTGTGTCAAAAAACCATTTTGTAAGTTTGTCTAGTAATTTCATCCGACTGACCTCATTTTCTTGCTAGTTTCCATTTCTTTTTTCCAATCTCGACTGCCTCTGTATTGCAGGTAAGCGTCAAAACCTTTGATTGTAACAAGCTGACCATCGTTTCTAAGATGTTTTTGTTGACTTGGCAATTTCTTCATCTCTCGCCTCATGTCTCCTGCTTGTCGTTTTGTACATCCAAAAATATGTTCTAATTCTTCATCGTTGGCCGAAACCTTTTCGATGATTACATCTTTTATTCTCACAACTTCAATTGCTTCCATATTCGCTCCTTTCGTGATATAATTAAATTGAAAATTTTAGTAAGTGCCTGACTTCTCGTCAGGTGCTTTTTTGTTTAAAAACCTTGCTTTTCAGTAATGGACTGACCTCGTATGATAATCTTGTCTTCTTTAAAAGTAAGACTTGATTTATCCAACTTGATATCAACTGCCTTGATCCGATTGCATTTTATTGCTGAGTTATCAAGGCTTTTTCTTTTTCCGCTATACGGATATCGGTTAGGTTTCATTGTTTTTTTCCTTTCTAAATTTGGTATAATAAAGATAAAAACGAGGTAATTTTGATGTTTAGTTTGATTGATATTTTGAATGTTTCTGCTGCATGGATCGGAGCCATTACTGGTGTTGTTAGCTTGATTTACTCTTTAAAAGTCAATAGAGTGAAATTAAACATTTCTAATTTCCGTAAAGCAAGAATGAACGAATACTCTTGCTATCAGTACAGCTTTGTTTTGTCTAACCAATCAAATTCAGATGTTTTAATTAAAAATATCCAACTGTTTGACAAAAACGGAAAAGAAATTTTTGACAACGGATTTAATCCAGCCACTGCTATTCCTGAGAAGAAACCAGATCCATTTGGTTTAGTTAGCGGTACGCAGACATTATTTAATGTCGATTGGTACTCTGAACCATTTGAAGATGAGATAGAATTAAATCCATACTCATTCCATAAGTTGTCATACTACCTAAACGAACCACCGCATACTATCAAGATTGAAACCAACAGACAAATTCATTATCTTTCTAAAAATAAATCAATCCATCCTGTCTTTAATAAAGCAAAATAGATTTATTAAAGCACAAACTACATTCACGATTGTCACTATGATTAGTCCTAGTTCGTTCATTATATTTTCCTTTCTAACCTTTTATAAATGATTTCTACATCTAAGTCGTCCAGTCTCAACTGGGGGACTTTTTGATTTAAACGAGCTTCTACGGCTTGGTTAATTTCAAACCATTCACGTATTGTAAACTGGCTTCTGAATTTCAGGAATTCCTTTATTGTTTCTTTCGTTCTTTCTTTCATATTTGCTCCATTCTTTGTTGTTGTTTTCGAAACTTTTAGAGTAAAAAAATACTGCTAGAAATCCTCCATCTTGACACCTAGCAATTCTGCCAGCTTACTTGCCTCTGAGAATGTAAAGTCTCGCCCTTTATATCGGTTGATTTTCATGCTAAGTGTAGACTTATCCATCCCTAACTTGTCGGCAATATCATTCTGTTTCAAACCTTTAGAAACGATGATACCTTTTAAATTGTGGTATGGTTTATCCAGTACTAGTGAACCTTCCATAGACCTCTCCTTTCCAAGTTGTCGTTTTCGCAACTTTATTTTATGAGTTAAGTATACACTTTTATTTTTTCGTTGTCAACAACTTTTTTTAATTTTTTTAAAATAATTTGCGTTAACGAAACTTTTATGGTATTATCATTATAGAAAAAAGGAGCAACAACAATGATAGGAAGCAAAATAAAAGAGCTTAGAAAAAGCCATAATCTAACTCTTGAAGAGTTAGCGGATATATTGAACAAGGAATATCCTGACACTATTAATTTTAATAAAGGTAAAATTTCAAAATGGGAAAATGATAGAGAGGAACCTAGACTCTCATCTGTCAAAATCCTTGCTGACTATTTCGATGTCCCACTAGATTATTTTAACGGCATTGATATTGATCAGGCTGAAATTCTAACCATCTTCAACCAACTAGACGAAGATAGACAAGCGAATGTAGTCGACTACGCTACAGTTCTATTAAATGAGCAAGTCAGCATGAAAGCTACCACGGTCTTAGAAAAGTATAGAAACGATGACTACATTATAGACTATGTCGAGGGATTGGTTGCAGCAGGCCATGGAACGTTTCAAGAAGATAATCTTCACATGGAAGTGAAACTTAGAACTGAAGATGTTCCAGAAAGCTATGACACCATCGCTAAAGTGGCAGGCGATAGCATGGAACCGCTTATAGAAGATAACGACTTACTATTTATCAAGGTTACCAGTCAAGTAGATATCAACTCAATAGGTATCTTTCAAATCAATGGAAAAAATTTCGTCAAGAAACTAAAAAGAGATTATGACGGATCTTGGTATTTGCAAAGTTTAAATAGTGGATACGAGGAAATCCACTTGTCAGAAAATGACGACATCCGTACAATTGGAGAGGTCGTCGACATTTACAAGGTTTAAAAAAATAAAGGAGAATATCCATGAAAAAAACACTTATAACATCAACTGTTTTACTTGCTACTGCATTTACTCTAGCGGCTTGCTCTAACAATCAATCAGCTACCAAAAATAGTTCTGAACAACCAAAAACAGAAAAATCCGAGGTTAAAGAAATGAAAACAAGTGAAAAACCTACTTCCAAAAAAGCAACTAGCTTAGATGACTTCAAGAAAGCATTAGAAGATAATGGATTTACCATTGAACATGAGCAAGAAAAATCATTTTCGTTAGTACAGGCGCAAGATGGTAAAGGGTTCACTCTGCCAGACGGTAGTTCCGTAGAAGTATATCAATACGAGAAAGACAATCCATATTTTGCATCCATCAAGAAAGATAAAAAACTACTTGACCAACCTGTTACAATCTATGGTAATTTCGTTGTTATGATTGTTAATCCTACTGATTCAAAAGATAAGATTCTAGATAGCTTTAAAGGATTTGAATAAACAAAAAAAAGCCCCACGCTCTCAAACTTTGGCGAGTCTGAGCGTGAGGCATTCCGTATAGTAAAAGGCATTAAATGGCTCGTTTTACTATACCCATTTTATCAAGAAATGAGGTGAAAAGCAAATGTGGATGGAAGAATTACCCAATGGAAAATATAAATTTTTCGAGCGTTATAAGGACCCGTACACTGAGAAATTAAAAAAAGTATCAGTCACGATGGAAAAGAAAACTTCCCAGGCACGAAATCAAGCAGCATTGCTCTTGCAAGAAAAGATAAAACAAAAGCTAAATACAAAGCAAGTAGAGAGTATTACCTTTGAAGAGATTTATAAGCTTTTCTATAAATCCTGGGAGCAAACAGTCAAAGAGTCAACAAAACACAATTGCAAGTCAATTGATAAGAAGATGAAGGAAGTCATACCGTCTGACACTTTATTGGCCAATCTGGACAGACGCTTTCTCCAAGAGGCTATCGATAAAGTAATCAAAACCAATGGGCATATAGCTGCTAAAAAAATTAGACACCGACTCAGAGGTATCTTCAAGTATGCCGTCCAATACTCCTACATCGAGAATAATGAAGTAGACTATACTACAATTCCTCAGAAACCGAAAACTTTAGAAGATCTAGAAAAAAAGCGTAACAACTTCCTTACCATGGATGAAATAAAAGCTCTAGTGAAAGTTCTAAACAGTCGAGAATATCACCAGAAATATGCAGATATGGTGATTGTTCTTGCTTTGACTGGTATGAGGTATGGAGAGTTATCTGCATTGCAACTAAAGAATATTGATTTCCAAAATAATAAAATTGAGATTACTGGTAATTTTGATTCTGTAAATAAAATCAAGACGCTACCAAAGACTACAAATTCAATACGGACAATCAAAGCCTCTAAGACTGTCATGGAAGCAATTCAAAGACAAATAGCACGTCTCAGCGAACGTTTCCAGCCTTTGTCAAGCGATGATTATATCTTCTGTTTTGAAAGATGGAATCAACCTACAACCATAGCTTGCTTTATACAGATATTAAAAAAATATGGAAAGGAAGCTGGAATAGACAAAAATTTAACTAGCCATATTTTCAGACACTCCCATATTTCATTTTTAGCAGAATCGGGGCTTCCCATTAAATCGATCATGGACCGAGTTGGACACTCGAATGCTAAGATGACCTTAGAAATCTACTCTCACACGACACAAGACATGGAGGATAAGTTGGTCGACAAATTGGATAGTATTTTTTAATTCTGCCCCTTGTCTGCCCCTTTTATTATCAAAAGCAACAACAAACCCCTTGAAAGTATTGATAAATCAAGGGGTTATTTTATATTGTTATAATTCATCTGCAATTTTATTTATCTTTCGCAATCTATGATTGACACCGCTTTTGGTA